ATACCTTATAATGATAATGCATCTACTGCAGATCAATTAGCACAGTGTAAAAAATTAGTTGGAAAAACAACTGATGGCACAGACTGTGGCGCAGAAGTAGTAGCTTAAGTTTTGAACGTGGCGACCTGACCGATCATCCTCGCCACAGTTCACTTATTTTATTATCAATGACAACAACAACAGAACAAGGCGGACGACAAAATAGGTTCCCTAATGAGCCTAGAGTAGAAGTCCTTGATGTGAACTGGGCTGAGAATGCAGAGCGAGTAAATGGTTGGTCAGCTATGCTGGGAGTCATCGCAGCACTCGGAGCCTACGCTACAACAGGACAAATCATTCCTGGCTTATTCTAAATACCGCGTCCGTTCATCCTGATCACAGGACGCATGCAACCTAATCATGGAACGGGGGTTAGGTACTAAGGAGAAGATCATGAAAAAGATCCAACTAAAGTATCGCGGTATTACTTATACCAAAACAATTTAAATTATGAAACTTATTGCACTTGCAGCACTGACTGCTACAACAGCCCTGGCTTCACCTGCAACCGCTGGTGTTTATGTAAACGTGGAAGCCAATTCCGCACTAACAGGATCGGATTACACCAGCACCACTACCGACGTTCATGTAGGTTATGAAGGTGGAAACGACACAGCATCATTCTATGTACAAGGCGGTCCAGCCGTCGTTGCAGTAGATGGAGCTGACGAAAGTGACACCAGAATCTCTGGTAAACTCGGTGGGTCCGTAGCTGCTACCGATAAGGTAGATATCTATGGAGAGATAGCTGTACTAACAGCTGACTCAGATACTGACGATGACAATTCTTGGGGTACCAAGGTCGGCGTTAAGTATACCTTCTAATGAAAATACTTGAATCACCCTGGCTCGTAGTTATATGTATGCTAGGGTTTTTCATCGTTGTCGAGGGTCTGCACATGGTTGAGCATCAACATTGTAGATCCTGTCCATCGTGTGAAATTGATGCTTACTAACCCAGTACTGCGGAACAGTACATACGGGTAATTAACAAATAATTATTTTAAATCAATGCCTTTTTTACAAAACACTGCAGCTGGTACCGTTAACTACACATCAGGTCAGCTGAGTTCACAGCTTATTCTACCTAATGATACAGCTGTAAACAACACTGATACTTTAGTAGAAGTACCTGAATTTACGCTTGCTGTTGCTAAGTATGAGAGATTCATAGTTAACTATAACCTCTTTACTACACACAACAACACTGCAGATATTAAAGTTAAGGTTGATGTTCCCGCATCCCCAACTGTCTATAGAGCACAGCTCGTTAGTGGTGGAGATGAAGGTACTACAACATTGACTGCAGAAGGTGATTTAGCACTCACTACAGATACTGCTAATGACATCGTAACAGTTAAGTTCCTAATACAGAATGGAACTAACGCTGGTAACATTGTATTCTCCTTCGCTGAAAGAGATGCTGGTGGAGCTGGTGTAACACTACTTGGTGGATCTTACGCAGAGTACATGCGCTTCTAAGCGTAGGGTGGGGAGCACCTCAGAGTCGGACTCCCTACTCATTGGCATTTGGCCCGTACGCGGATACCCTTTTGCCGTCTAGACGGTGGGAAAGACCACAAAAATTTTAATTTCAAGATCTTGAGAGACCTGTTAACTATACATTTACTCTCGCATAATGGCTAATACCGTTGTATCTAGTATCGGTAGCATTAATAATACCTCAACCACACCGTTGGCTTTAGGTACTTCATATGATACCAAATACGCAACCTATCTAAAGCTGTTCTCAGGCGAACTATTCAAAGCCTATGAGTCAGCAACGATAGCAAAAGGAACTGTACAAAACCGTCAACTAAAGAACGGAAAAAGTTTACAGTTCATCTTTACTGGCCGTATGCAAGCAGCTTATCATACTCCTGGTGAACCAATCCTCGGATCTGGTGATCCTCCAGTAGCAGAGAAGACTATCGTCTGTGACGACCTTCTCATTAGTTCTGCTTTCGTATACGACCTCGATGAAACACTCGCTCACTACTCTTTAAGAAGTGAGATCTCTAAGAAAATCGGCTACGCTTTGGCCGAGGCATATGACAAGAAAGTGTTCCGCGTGATTGCATCTGCAGCACGTCAAGCACACCCAATCACAGCATCACCAGGTCCAGAACCAGGTGGTTCTATCATTAAGATTGGTTCCAACAATGAGTATGATGCTCAGAAATTGGTTGATGCCTTCTTCGAAGCAGCTTCGATTCTAGATGAAAAGAACCTTCCTAAGACTGGACGTACTGCAGTACTCGCACCTCGTCAGTACTACGCTCTAGTATCTCAGGTTGATTCCAACATCCTTAACCGTGACTACGGTAACACACAAGGTAACTTGAACTCTGGAGATGGACTAGTATCTATTGCTGGTATCAATATCCAACGTTCTAATAACCTACCTTTCCAAGCTGGTACAGTTAATGAGCAAGCTGGTGAGAACAGCTCCACTGGAGTTGGTCAAACTATTGCTACTGACTTCTCTAACCACGCTGGTCTTATCTACCAGAAGGATGCAGCTGGAATTGTAGAAGCAATTGGACCTCAAGTACAAACAACCGGAGCCGACATTAAGACAATGTACCAGGGTGACCTGATCGTTGGACGTTTGGCAATGGGAGCTGGTACTTTGAACCCTGCTGCTGCAATTGAAATTCAAACTGCTTGAGGTATATTATGTCAGTTAAACCTGGAGTGGCTACAACAAGAACTATTCCTGCAGGTCAAGCGATTGGCCCAACTGTTAGTTCCGAAACACATGCAGCGCCTTCTCCTCTAGAAGCTGGTCGTCAGCTACAAGCTAATGGTCTAACTGCTAGAGGTGACGCAAACACCTAACTTATATATTTATACTTATGGCTATTGTAAACGCATCAGTGGCCGCTGGCAACAATGGAGTCTGCGGTCCAACTAGTCCTAGTACTAGTACAGTGTTACCCTATGCTACCGTAACAGGTACCCTAGCTGGTAACAACTTTGATGGTAACAACTCCACTGCTCTACGGTTTTCCGTAGCAGCAACTCAAGGAGGAGCTACCGCACTTAAATCTGAAGTCTATTCTGAAACGATGTGTTTCCGTACAGCTTATGCTGGACAAGACGGTGACACTGGTGTAGAAGCCGATGGTGGCGATACACAAGCAAGAGGTGACTAATTTTATAAGGGGAGCTTCGGCTCCCTTTTTTTTATTAATATAAATTAACTATGGCTTTCCCTACAACAAACGCTGCACAAGAACTGCCAGCTGTAAATGAAATACTGGCGTCTGTAGGACAGGCACCTGTAACCACCTTAGATCAAACCAACCCGGACGTTGCGATTGCTTACGACACGTTGATTAATACATCACGTGAGGTACAGGCTGAAGGCTGGATATTTAACACAGAAAAATATGTTAAGTTCGAGCCGGATGGTAACAATGAAATTGTCATAGCTAATAATATATTACAAATAGATTTACATGATGAAGTAGATAATGAATACGAAGCTGTTAGAAGGAATGGAAAATTATACGAAAAATTTAATCACACTTTTGAATGGCTACCTACCAAATGGACAAACGGAGTTAGGTGTGATGTAGTTTACTTTTATGATTGGGTCGATCTGCCTAGACCTTTTCAAGATTATATTACTGCTAGAGCTGCAGCTATTGTCTCTAGTCGTATAGTG